CCGTGCGAGCCACCAGCGTGGCATTGCCAGATGCGTCTGCGGTGTACAGGCCGTAGCGGCAGAGCGTCACGCCTGACGCTGCGGTGGTACAGGCAAATGCAATCTGCGTTATGGTGAGCGAGTAAGCAGGCGTAAAAAAGGTCAAATAAATTGCGTTGTTAACCGGCACCGCAGTTGTATTGATAAAGTTGCGGTCTACTGCGTCGATGAACGATGTAGCCTGGTGCTGCCGTGCCGCCAAAGCAGAGGCCAGTAGCACGTTGCCGCTTAACCTCGCGTCTGCCAGCGTGCCACTTGTCAGATCGGAAGCAGATGTCGTGGCTATCCCGCCACCAGAAGTTCCGACCTCCACGTAGACGGGCGACTCCCACTGGTAGAGCCGCGAGGTGTCCTCGGCCAGGTACAGTGCGGTCGATGAACCGGTCGCAGGAAAGTCTGTGATAGACGCATAGACCAGCGACGCTTGGGGGCCTTGCGACCCGGTTGCACCCGTCGCACCTGCAGGCCCCTGCGGGCCAGTTGCGCCAGTTGCACCCGCAACACCCTGCGGCCCCTGCGGGCCTGTCAGTCCCGTAGGGCCTGTGTCGCCCTGGTCACCCTTCGCACCGGCGGCTCCGGTTGGCCCGGCTGGTCCTTGCGGTCCAGTGGCTCCAGTGGCTCCAGCTGTGCCAGCCGGTCCCTGTGGGCCTGTCAGCCCTGTGTCTCCTTTTGCTCCGGTGGCACCAGTCGGCCCCTGCGGGCCGGTCGCCCCTGTGGCACCAGCAGGACCAGTCGCCCCTGCTGGGCCTTGCGGTCCCGCGGCACCCGTTGGCCCCGCTGGGCCGACGGCACCGGCAGCCCCCTGCTGCCCAGCTGCACCCGCAGGCCCGACGCCGCCTGACGCACTGGCTGACGTGCTCGAGCTCGTCACGGCCGCAGACACAGACGCACCTGACACAGTGGCCGTGATCGGGCTGCTCGTGACGGTTGCGGTCGTCGTCACCCGACTACCTCCACCTGGCCCTGCAAAGCCGTACGCCGCACGCTGCCGGGAGCATCCCACTCCAGCCGCCAGCCGTACGTGCCGACCGGCAGAGCCGTGGTCTGCGTCTCAGTCAGTGCAATGTTCACGATGCCGGCCGCAGCGTTTGTCAGCGTGGTCGTGAACGCTGTCACCGTGTTGCCGGTGACGAGCGACGTGATCACGGCCGTCACCGTGTAGCCGGTCATCGTCGTCGGCGAGAAGTCGATGGCCGTGCTGAGCTCGTCGCCTCGGCGAAGCGAGAGGCCGAGCTGGCCCGGCAGTTGTTCGTAGGTGCTCATCGGTAGGCTCCCCAGCGGCACGAGTCGAGAAGCGACTTCACGCCAAATTCGACTTCCTTGGAAATGGTGCCCGTCAGCACTGACTCACGAATGACATACCAGTGGGCCACCAGCAGTAGCATGGCGTGCTTTACCTGTGCCGGCACGCTGCGGCCGTCTTCGCCGTAGCCGCCCCACCAGGTGATCACCACAGCGTTCTCGTCCCGTCGATGCACAGGCCACGCTTGGTCGAAGAGCGGGCTGATGCTGCCCGGCGTCGAGTGCCGATCGACCCTGTACTCCTCGGACGGGAACACCACCACGGCACCGCTCTCGGTCGTGTAAGTGATTGCCACGGCAGTGACGGCAGCGGCCGTGGCCATCGGCGGCCGCGGCAGCTCGATGTTGTCCATGCCGTTAGGAGGGAAGCCGTCGAGCCTCATCGTCCACTGCGTGTGGACCAGCGTGCGGTCAAGGTATTCCTCGACCCAGCCTCGAGCAGCGGCCACAAGGCCCATGATGTAGGCGTTGTCGTTGTCGGTATCGACCCGCAGGTGGGCCTTGGCTTCCGTGAGCGTCACGGGCTCAACGACAGGCTGCGTGGCTCGTGTCAGGCTGCGGTAGGTCATCTGGTGCGTTTCCTGCGTGGCGTGGCGTCTGCCGTCCTGGTTGGCACTTCGATAGCAGCAGTCTCAATCAGCGGCTGCTGCTTGTCCTCGACAGCGACTTTCCGGGCGATCAACTCGGCCGCCAGACCACCGGGGATGTCTGCCGACTGACCCGAGCAGTAGCCACGCCATGACCTGGTGAACTTCAGTTTCACGATTGTCCTACGCTCCATGCAGTTTCGGGGGCCTTGCTCGTCTTCATCCAGTCGCCCGTGTATTGGAAAACAGGCTTTCCGAGATCCTTGCCCGGCCACGTGACGACGTACTCGCCGTGGCCGATTGACACCCGTGGCGTCACGAAACACTTGTTTCCAGAGTCTCGCCAGGTGCGCCAGAACCCGATGTCAGAATCGACGCGGCCGTCGCCGTAGCTGCCCTGCGGGTCGGGCTGTTCCCAGAACCACGGCTTATTCATTCGCTTAATGGCGGCCGTCGAGAGGATCGTGCAGCCGAAGTGCGCCGAGTCCACCTGCTGCACAGGCTCGGCAAACCACGCGGCCGGCAGTGTGGTGGTGCCGCTGGTGGGCGGATCGTCCAGCGTGCCCAGCAGCGTGAGCATCGGGCGGCCGTCCTCGCGCTTGACCTGAAGCGGGGCAATGGCATCGCACTGGAACGCCAGTGCCATGGCGAACAGCTGTTCGATGTCCTGCCGGCTTACGAACGTGTCGTAGTCCAGCGTGATGATGTATTCGCACTGGTCGACGAATTGCTCCATCATCCGCGTGAGCACCTGGCTCCAGAACGCGCCCTGGCCGAGCGTTGGCCGGATGCCGAGTGGCATAAGGGCCTGAGCCCAGCCGAACAGATTGGCGAGTGGGCCGAACCGTGGGCCAGAGAGAATCGCCTCGGCTCGGATCTCGACCTCGGTGCCGCCGACCTTGATTAACATGCAACCTCCAAATGAGAGCGGGCGGCCCCGTGTGGAGCCGCCCGCTCAAGATTGCACACTCGTCAAGCCGCTAGGCTCAGGCAGCACCGACCAGGGCGATGACCGGCCCGGCGACCGTGTCGCTTCCGAGCGTGTGGTGGCTGATGCCAACACGAGCCGTGGCACGGATCACGGTTTGATCCGACAGGAAGTTGACCTGGTCCGAGCTCTGCACCTCGAGATCCCGGCGGCTGCCGTAGATCGACGAGTTGGTCAGGTTGGCGTAGAGAGCCATGACCGCACTGGACGAGTCGGCCGAACCGGGCAGCTGGTCGGTCAGCACGACCGGCGAGCCAAGGAACGTCAGACCCATGCCCTGCGAGAGACCGACCGAGCCGCCCTGGTTGAGGTCCAGAGCCTGCATGCAGCTCGCGAAGAAGAAGGGCGAACAATACCACTTCGCACCTGCACGACTGTGCTGGGGCATCTTGGCCATCATGGCCAGCAGGTTGGCCTTGGTCACCTCGTCGGGAGTGTCGCCCGCCGCAGTCACCAGCGAGGCCGCATAGGTCGCAGCCGAGGCCGCGAGAATGCCGCCCGTGTAGGTGGTCACGAGACCAGCCACCGCAGGAGCGTTGCTCGGGTTGCCGGCCCATGCCGCCGTCTCGATGGCGTTAGACAGGGTCAGGGCCAGCTCGGCCGCGATCCAGTCGGCGATCGACACGATTGAATCCTGCAGCAGCTCACTCGACACGACCACCGCACCGCCGACCTTCTTGGCCGTCACGGTAACCTGCGAGGCACTCGGGTCGCTCGCGGTGATCGCGGAGTTTTCCGAGAGCCAGTAGCCCGTCGTCCCGCCGGTACGCTTCGGGAAGAGCACCACGTCGGACGGCATCTGCAGGTTGGTCGCATTCGCCGCGAAGGCGGAATACTGATCGACCAGGCGGAGCACCGTGCTCGACAGAACATCCGGCACGAAGTTGGCACCGGCACCGCTGGCACCGCCGAGAGCACGAGCCTCGACGCCGTGATCAGCACACCACCGCTTCGCGTGGGTGTCGCCGCTCTTGGCCCGCAGCCACATGCCCGCCTTGTAGGCGTCCTCGTGCTTCTCGAAAGCGCGGAGCTTGCCGCTGTGCGACACGGCCTGCACCTCGACGGCCCGCTCCTCGGTCACCTCGGGGGCCGGAGCGCACCGCTCGACCACCGCCCGCAGGTTCTTGGACGACTCGGCCACGTTCTTTTCGAATTCGATCTTCTTGGAGAGCTTGGAAGCATCGGCCGTCAGCGTCTCGAGCTCGAGGTCACGCTCGGCGATCTTGTCGGCGTCGCCTTCGATGGCACGCACGGCGTCGATCCGGTTGGCGAGGGCAGCCGCCTCGTCCTGAAGTTTCTTGAGGTTGTCCATGTGCGGTGAATCTCCTGTGGCGGTATTGCCGATGGAGTCCACAATCGCACTAGGGCCGTGGCCCCTTGCAGAAGCGGACCTCGGAATGTGTTGTTTTTACAAACGCCACTCCGCGAGCGCCGCACCTCGGGCAACGGAGATACCGCTGCCGCTCGTTGCCGACCGGCCTGCTTGATCGGCACCGCAGACGCTCACCGCACTGGCACCGCACGTCAGACATTTCGGAGCCTCAGTGTCCAAGCAGCAGCTGCGTCACGCACGAGCGACCGCTTGGCGATCTCGGCAGGCGTCTGCGCCGGCTGCTGCGACTGCATCCACGCCTCATACGAACGCATGGCGACGGCAGCGGATGTCGATGGATACGCTGGCACCAGAACTGGCCCCACGTCGTAGAGGCCAGACACCTCGCGGATCTGGCGAACGGCGTTGCCGTCGTCGCCCTGGCGGAAGCCCTCGCCGCCCTTGTCCACGGTGAAGGCGAACGACGAGCCGCGAACGTCACGCCGCGAGATAAGCTCCATCACATCGGCCCGGCTCACGGGTGGCGTGACCACGTACCGCAGCCCCTTCTCGTCGCTCGACAGTTCCAGCGTCCCGCTCGAGGTGCGGCCCAGCACGATGTTGCTGTCGTGATTGAACAGCGCAACCACGTCCTGCTTGCCACGCTGCCGGGTGAGAATCCGGTCGAAGGCTCCCGGCAGGATCTCCTCGCGGAAGCCGCCGAGGTCGAGGCTCAGCCGGTTGTAGACCGCAGCGTAGCCGACGATCGCGGCCCGGCCGTCGGCACGGCTTTCTACGATCAGCTCGTTGTCGTCCTCAAAGGCGAAGTCTCGGCGTTCAATTTCCATCTTGGTCGTCCTCCTCGGATTGGTCCTCGGCCTCGTCGGCTGGGCTTTCCTCGTCCTCGACGGGTGGCACCGGCTCTGGTGCCGGCGGCTCTTGGCCCACCTTTTCCAGCGTGGTCATATTCAGCTGCACGAAGTGCTTGTCGCCCTCTGGCCCGATCGGGTTTAAGTTCTCAAGCTCGCGGATCTCGTTCACGGTCATCCAGCCGTTTTGCAGGGCCGACACGTAGTAGGCCGACCGGCTGGCGTGATCGCCACGGAGCAGGCCCGAGACACTGTGCTCGGCGAAGTACGTCTCGTCGTCCACGATCAGGTCGCGCGAGATCGCAGCTTCCCAACGCTTGAGATGCGGCAGCAGGCAGTGTTGGACAAACTCGGTGCCCTGCACCTCAATATTTGAATACGTGCTACGGGTCAGGTCTTGGATCATGTGCGGCGGCACGCGGAACGCACGGCAGATCTCAATCACCTGGTACTGCCGAGTCTCAAGGAACTGGGCCGCCTCGTTGCTGCCCGAAAGCTCGTGGGCCTTCACGCCGTTGGGCAGAACGGCCGTACGGAAGGCCCGGTCTGGGCCGCGGTGCATACGCTCCCACTGCTCGCGGAGCCGCTCGGAAGCCTCGGCCGGAATCGGGTTGTCAGATTCCAGAACGATGCCCGGCCGGGCACCGTTGCCGAAGTATGTGCTGCCGTGGGCCTCAAGAGCCTGAGCCAGGCCGATGGCGTTCTGGAAAAGCTTGTAGGTCGGGATCGGCTTGACGCCGTCCTCGGTGGTATACCGCAATGCAAAAATCTGCGACTGGTCGTAGGACGTGAGTCGCCCGCTAGGCTCTCGGTATCCATACCTGAGCCGGCCATTCTCAAGCCGCTCGTACTTTTCCATGCGACTTGTGTGCAGAGGCCACAGCTGATCGACGGCACCTCGAGCACCTGGGCGAATCTCGGCGTAGCTGGCCCCGTAGTGCAGGTACATCCCGGTCATCCAATCCCTGAACTCCTGCGCCGTCTGCCACGGATTCGGCTGCATGTGCAGAAGCCGGTAGACCGGATTGCTCGGTGCCTTGGCTTTGCCGCCGTTGGGCAGCCGCTCGTAGACGTGCAGCGGTAGCGAGCTCACAGCGTCGGAGATGACCCGGATGCACGCCGTGTAGGCCGAGCAGGCCATGGAGTTGTCTGCCGTGACGCGGATGCCAGACGGTGTGCGGCTGCCGCCGTCGCCGTGCCACTCAATGCCACGCAGGTCGATCATCTTCCAATCGGCTGCAGCGTTCTCGCTCATAGCGTGATGATGTCCCAAGATTGTGCGGGTGCTGGTGCGGTCGATGTCGCGTGGATGCCGAGGGCCATGATCAGGGCGACGATGCCGTCGATCCGCTCCGTACTCTTGGCCTTCGACGGTTTCTTGTTTCCTTGGTGATCGCTCTGCACCGCCACGTTGGAAGCCTGCCACGCCAGCACCGGGTGCCCGCCGTGCAGCAATTTGCCGCCGACCACGGCAGCCTCCAGCGCAGCCGTAGGGCTCGACATGGAGCCGTATCCCTGCCCAAAGCCTAAGACGTTTATCCCGTCGCCTTGCAGTTGTCCCGTGATCTGGTGGGCGTTCCAGCGGTCGATCGCCACCTGACGGATGTTGTATTTCTTGGACAGCGCGACAATGTCGGCTCGCACCTGGTCGAAGTCGGTGACGTTGCCCGGCGTGAGGTGCAGCTTGCCTGCCTTCGCCCACACGTCGTACGGCACACGGTCCCGCTTCACCCGGTCCCGCATGTTCTCTTCCGGTATCCAGAAGTGCGGCTCGGCCCAGAAGGTGCCGTCGTCCAGCGGGAACAACAGGCAGAAGCAGGTGGTGTCGTAGGTGGTGGCGAGGTCGAGACCGCCGAAGCACTCGCGGCCGTCGAGCATCACCGGGCAGGGCTTGTCGCCCTGTGCCCAGTGAGACATCTGCAAGAAGCGTGTGTCCTGCTCGGTCCACATGTTGAGGTGCAAACGCTTGAACGTGTTCTCTTCGGACGGCATGTCCTGTGCCCGCTTGCACCGGACGCGGAGGTCGTCGAGCTTGACCGACACGCCGAGGTTGGGATTGGCCTTTCGCCACGTAGCCTCGGCCGTCCAATCATCTGCGGGATCGGCTGCGTAGATCGCAGGCAGGAAGGTGGCGTCTTTGATCGCCCCGTCCCGGACAGCCAGGGCGTAACGCCAGATCTCCCAGCAGATGCTTTTCCTGTCGTAGCCGGCCGTGGTGATCGCCACGCACAGCGGCTGCCGCCGGGCTCCGGTCGAGGTGGTCATCACGTCCCAAAGCTCGCGGTCGGGCTGAGCGTGCAATTCGTCGAAGATGATGCCGTGAGCGTTGAGGCCGTGCTTGGTAAACGCCTCGGCCGAGAGGGCCTTGTAGGTCGTGTGCGTGTCCTCTCGCACGATGGAGTTGCGGAACACCCGCAGCCGGCTCCGCAGCTTGGGAGAGTTCTCAACGCATACCTTCGCCATCTCAAAGACCAGGCGGGCCTGATCCCGGTCGGCCGCACACGAGTAGATCTCGGCACCGGGTTCACCGTCGAACATGAGTTTGAGCGCAATGCCAGCACATAGCGTGCTCTTGCCGTTCTTGCGTGGGATCGCCAGCAGGCTGGTACGGTACTGCCGCACGCCGTTGTTCATCGTGCCAAACAGTTTGCCGACGTAGTCCTTCTGCCACTGCTCGAGCACGAACGCTTTTCCGCCGAGCTCGCCCTTGCTGTGGGTCAGGTTCTCCTCGAAGAACCGGACGGCGATGTCGGCCGCCTTGGCATCAAGCGAACATCCGGGCGTCGTCGTCGTCTTCTTCCGGGCCTTGGTCAACAGATGAGACCCTCGCCAGTGCAGATGCCGTCAGACCGAACTC